GTCCACCGTATTTATTCTGGACGAGATAAAAACACTGACAAAGAAATCATCATTTCAACTTGGCAGTCAATATACAAACTTCCGCCACAATGGTTTGAGCAATTTGGTGCCGTCATTGGTGATGAATGTCATGGCTTTAAATCTAAATCACTCACAACAATTATGGATAAATGTAAAGAAGCCGAATACAGGTGGGGTACAACAGGTACGCTCGATGGATCACAAACCCACGAATTGGTTCTGCAGGGGCTTTTTGGAAAGATATATAATGTAACGACCACAAAGAAACTGCAAGATGAGAATACGCTTTCTAAACTAAAAATTAGTGTTTTACTCCTTAAATATCCAGAGGATATTAGACAGGCATGGGGTAAACAAACATATCAAGCAGAACTTGACTATATTGTAAAACATGAAGGCCGTAATAAGCTTATATCGAATCTTGCTTTGGACCTTAATGGAAACACACTCGTTCTATTCAATTTTGTAGAAAAGCACGGAAAACCACTATTCGAACAGATCAGAGCTAAGGCACACGAAAAGCGCAAAGTGTTCTTTGTATCAGGCGAGACTGACACATCGGTTAGAGAAGCTATCCGTAAAATCGTGGAGACACAAAAGAATGCTATCATTGTTGCTAGTCTTGGCACTTTTTCCACTGGGATTAATATTCGTAATTTGCATAATATCATATTTGCATCCCCATCCAAGTCTCAAATCAGAGTGCTCCAATCAATCGGACGAACACTCAGAAAATCAGATGATGGATCAGTAGCTAAACTATTCGACATTGCTGACGACCTACATTGGCACGGAAAAAGAAACTACACGTTAGAGCATTCCGGTGAGCGCATTAAAATGTACGCTAAACAGGAATTTGATTATAAAATTTATGAGATAGATATAAAATGATGAATGTAAAACAACTAAAGCTTATCACTGGTGAAGAAATCCTATGTGATGTTATTGATATTGAGATTAACGAATTTGATGAAGAAATTATTATAATCAAATCCGCATATGCTTTGGTATCAACAGAAGACTTTGAAAATCAGGTAAGGTTTTATACCTTTAGACCATTTATGATGCACCAGTACGAATCAAACAAAGTAATGATATTACAATCTGGTGCTGTAATATGTTCTGCCATTCCTGACCGTAAAGTTATTGATCAATATGAGACACATGTTGAACAGAATAAAGCTGATGAAGAAGATGATATAGATAGTAGTGTTAATGATTTAGATGATACACCAGATGATATAGATAGTAGTGTTAATGATTTAGATGATACACCAGATGATACTAACGTGCTTAAGTTCAATCCAAAGAATAAGCTACACTAGTATCTACCCCCAACCATAAAGCCTCTTTTATTATACCAAGGTTTCCACACCTTGTACACCCCCTAATCACGCAAATATACAATTAATCTTGCTGTGTACATTCCCTCAGATCTGATTTATAATTAGAAATATATTCTAGGAGTAACAATTTACTATGAAACCAAGAGATAAACCTCATTATGTCAACAACAAAGAGTTCAGTCTTGCTGTTGTTGAATATGTTAAAGTCGTAAGGGAAGCCTGTGTTCCTTATGAAACAGTTAAGGAAGCAGAAGCCGCTGGTGTTAAGCTTCCTGTAGTCACTGATTATATTGCACAGTCATTCCTTAAAATTGCTGAAGGCCTTTCGCATAAAGGCAACTTTATTCGTTACACATATCGTGAAGAAATGGTAATGGATGGTGTTGAAAATTGTCTAAAGGCCATTATGAACTATAATCTTGAAGCAGCAACTCGTAGTGGAAATCCAAACGCATTTTCATACTTTACGCAAATCTGCTGGTATGCATTCCTTCGACGTATCGCCAAGGAAAAGAAACAACAAGATATCAAGACCAAGTATATCTCTCAGGCTGATATTAGCGAATTCCTTGACAACACGAATGGTAGTGAAATGAGCACTATTGCTGGCGCCGGCTTTATTGGTATGCTAAAAAATCGAATTGACAAGGTAAAGGAATTTGATACTGAAGTAAAATCATTTGCCAAGAAAGAAAAGTCCAAGACAAAGAAAAAAAATCCTAAAATTATAAATTCAGGTGATTCTGATCTCAGCGATATATTTGGTGAATAATATGAAAATTGCTATTTTAAATGATACACACTGCGGCGTTCGAAACTCATCTAATATTTTTGGGGATAACGCTGATCTGTTTTATAATGATATTTTCTTTCCCTATCTTATTGAAAATGATATTAAGCGTATTCTCCATCTTGGTGATGTTTTTGATAACCGTAAGTTTATCAATTTTAAGTCTCTCCATTCTTTCCGTAAGTCTTTTTTGGACAAACTTCGCAAGCATCATATTCATATGGATATAATTCCTGGCAATCATGATGTGTTTTATAAGAACACAAATGATCTAAACGCATTGAAAGAGCTGCTCGGTCATTATATGGGCGAAGTCACTATTCATATGGAACCAACTGTATTGAATCTTAACGGTTTCAACATGGCCATGCTTCCATGGGTTAACCAAGAGAACTACACAAAATCAATTCAATTCATTGAGACATGTAAGGCTGATTGGCTTTCCGGTCACCTCGAATTCGCTGGATTTGATGTTCTTAAGGGTGTTCAATCACATAGTGGTATGGATCACAAATTATTTAGTCGGTTTGAGCAGGTTATTTCTGGTCACTTTCATACGGCATCAGAAAAAGATAACATCAGGTATTTAGGTACTCAGTTAGAATTCACATGGTCTGATGCTCACGATCCAAAACATTTCCACGTCCTTGATACATCTACGCGTGAACTTACGGCTGTAAGAAATCCACACACACTGTTTGAAAAAATTAATTATGATGACAGTAATATTGATTATAGCGCTTATGATGTCAATCACCTCAATAACAAATTTGTAAAGGTTGTTGTGATTAACAAGAATGATCTATTTACATTCGATAGATTTATTGATAGAATACAATCAATGAAGGTTTACGAACTCAAAATCGCTGAAAACTTTAACGAGTTTCTTGGTGAAAACGTGGAGGATGAGTCAGTATCTGTCGAGGATACCACTGAACTTCTCGATAGTTATGTTGACGCTGTGGACACTGATTTGGATAAAGATAAATTGAAAGTTTCGATGCGCAACTTGCTTATCGAAGCACAGGCTTTGGAAATCGCATGATATATTTTAAAACTCTTCGCTGGAAAAACTTTATGTCTACCGGTAATGACTTCACTGAGATTGACCTAACAAACGCAAAGTCTACCCTAATCGTCGGTCATAACGGCGCTGGTAAATCCACCATGCTTGATGCAATGTCCTTTGCTCTGTTTGGTAAACCACATAGAAATATCAACAAGCCTCAGTTGGTCAATAGTATTAATAACAAACAGTGTGTTGTTGAAATTGCGTTCAGTGTTGGTAAAACTGAATACAAGGTTACACGTGGTCTTAAGCCAAATCTTTTTGAGATTTGGAAAAATGGCAATATGATTAATCAAGACTCTCATGCCAAGGAATATCAGAAGCTTCTTGAGCAGAATATTATTAAGCTAAACCATAAATCCTTTCACCAAATTGTTGTGTTAGGAAGTAGTAGTTTTATTCCCTTCATGCAGTTATCCGCACAGCACCGCCGTGATGTTATTGAAGACCTTCTTGATATTAATGTTTTCTCTAAGATGAATTCACTTATTAAAGAGAAAAATTCTATCTTAAAAGAAAAGTTGAAGGATATTGCTTATAAGCTTGACATTAAGCGCAATCAAATCGACTCACAGAAAAAGTACATCCGTGATATCACAGAGATGAATGACGAGGAAATTAAAGCAAAGCATGCACAGATTTCTGAATGTGAATCTGAAATTAAACAGATCCAGGAAGAAAGCTCAATGCTTAGTACTTTCATTGAAGCACATAGTGTAAAAACGCAAGAGGGTCTTTCAACATCTTTGAACAAACGCCAGGCGCTACTTAATTATAAGTCACAGTTCACATCAGAAATCAAGGGTGTGGTAACTGATGCTAAATTCTATGAGGAAAATAACGATTGCCCGACATGCACTCAACCTATTGAAGAAGATTTACGCAAATCTAAGTTGACAATGGCAAAGACACGTGCAGTCAAACTTAACGATGCTCTCAACGAGATTCAAAATCAAGCAGGTGATATTGAAAAAAGCATTAAGGAATTTACTGAGGCATCTGAGCTTATCCGTGAACGCCAGTCTGAAATTAATGTCAACAATCAATCAATTACCCGCCTGCATGGAAACATTGCATCTCTTAATAGCGATATTGGTAGACTTGAAGGTAGAACCGGTGATTTAGGAAATGCCAACGATGAGCTAACTGTGATGAAAACAGAT